TGTATCTGGTTCCATAGAATCAATAAAGATGGTAGAAAATGGAACTGGTTATGGAGCTGCAACAGTCAGTATCGTTGGTGATGGCACTGGAGCTACAGCTACTGCGACATGTTCCGGCGGTCAAGTAACTAAGATAGAAATAACTAACGCAGGATCTGGATATACATGGACAGATGTAGTCATCACTGGTAACACAGGGTCAACAGGAGCTGTAGCAAGAGCTATCATGTCTCCATTAGGTGGTCATGGATCAAACGCTATCGATGAATTAAATGCAAATTCAATCGTATTCTATACATCTATCTCTCGAGATAAAAACCAAGGTATTGAAATCAACAACGATTACCGTAAAGTGGGACTTGTTCGTAACCTAAAACAATTTGGTTCTAACAGAAGGTTTACAGAAGACATTGGTTCAGGATGTGTATTAATTACAGGTACTTTTGATAAGACGCAACTACTCTATGACATGTTGTTATTAAAAGATACATACAAAAAGTACCGTATAGTTGATTTCAATGATACACAAATATTAGTTTCTGTATTTAATAATTTTACGATATCTATAGGCGATGTATTGGTTACAGACCCTACCAATGACGGTGAAGTTGCTTCTCCTCCAGTAATAGCTCAAAACATCATAGTTACAGCCGTTTCTGAAAGGACGATTGATCAATTTTCTGGGGACTTCTTAATGTTCTCAGTAAGAGAAGCTTATGCTCCAACGTCTGAACAAATTATTACAGTAAGAACCACATTAACCATATAAATATATAAAACTATTGGAAGAGTAAAACATGGCAATTAACTTTAATATAGAACCCTACTATGACGATTTTGATGATACGAAAAATTATCACAGGATCTTATTTCGACCAGGTTATGCAGTTCAAGCTAGAGAGTTAACTCAACTTCAAACACAATTACAAGACCAAATTAAAAAATTTGGTAATCATATTTTTGTAAATGGTACTGTAGTCATAGGTGGTGGTAGATCTTTTGAAAATAACTTACTTTCAATTAAGTTAAACTCTTCATTTTCTGGTGCTACTGTTAATATCAACAACTTTGCTGGTAAGATCATTACAGGATCAACATCAGGTACTAAAGCTGTAGTTAAATCAATAGCAGATATTACTACTGCAGACCCAAAAACATTACTAGTCAAGATAATCTCAGGTTCTGCTTTCACTGCTGGTGAAAATATAGTTACTTCTCCAGGTACAGCATACACTGCTACGATACAATCAACAAGTCCGTTTAACACTGGTATGAGCTTTGCTATTGATTCAGGTGTATACTACATTGATGGTAAGTTTGTGTTCGTAGAAGCACAAAGCATACCTATTTCAAAATATTCAAATACATCATCACATAACATTGGGTTTGTGATAGAAGAAGACACCATCTCATCTGATGAAGACTCATCTATCTTAGATCGTGCACAAGGTACGCCAAACTTTGCAGCTCCGGGAGCTGATCGTTATAAGGCATCATTGACCCTAACAGTTAAAAATTTAGGTTCAGCATTAGATGATTTCATTGAGATAGCTCGAGTAGTTTCAGGCGAACTCGTCATCAATGAAAATAAAACAATTTATTCAGAGATCGGTAAAGAGCTTGCTCGTCGCACGTTTGATGAGTCAGGTGATTATACTGTTAAGAAGTGGCCAATTCAGATCTTAGACCATCAAGCAACTTCTCCTGATCCTACTAAGTTTACAGTAGCTTTAGATCCAGGTAAAGCTTACATCAAAGGCTATGAGTTTGAAACTATTAACCAAGAGTTCTTAACATTAGATCGTGCTAGAGATACGGATCAAGCCGACAACTTAGACGTTAACGTCACATATGGTAACTATATCGTCGTGACAAGCTTATTCGGACAATTTACAACGAATGCTTCATCTAGCCCATACTCATCCGTTGAGATCCACGATGTAGTAAGAGCTTCAGTATCTGGAGCAACATCAAAGATCGGTTCAGCAAAAGTACGTTTCTTAACACTTGATTCAGGAACTCCAGGTACTTCAGCGACATATAAGATGTATCTATTCGATATCGTCATTGACTCAGGCAAGTTCTTAAAGAACGCGGAATCTATCGTTATTAGATCAGGCGCTTCAGTATTATCTGGTGCAAACGTCGATGTATTATCTAAAGTTGGTGGTTCAGCCGGCGGTGATGCGTTCTTATCTGGACAAGATTCTCCAGGTTTAGTATTCCCATTATTAAATCAATATGTTAAGACTGTAAGAGACGCATTAAATACTACACAATCTGACTACACTATTCAAAGAACTTTTTCAAGCGTTGCTTTCTCTGCAGGTACAGCTTCGATATCTACTGCTAATGGTTTAGAAAGATTTGTTGGTACATCAGGAGCTTTATCAGACACTATTAAAGATCAAAGTTATCATGCAGTCATCACTGCGATAACAAATGCAGGTTCTACAGGTTTAAGTGTAGGTAGCATCATTAGATTTAATACATCTGCATCTAGATCTATTAGTCTTACAGTTCCATCTTCTGGAGTTGCACACCAAGCAACATTTAACATCAATGATGCATCATTTGCTGCAACAGTGACTATCATTGCAGGTATCAATGCAAATACCCAAACAGAGAGAGTTAAGACTTTATCAAGTTATACTATTAAGATCTTAGGTACTGGATCTGGCGGTGGATTAAACACTACTTTAGGTGGCAAAGACTCATTAGCATTATCAGACATCTATGAAGTAGCAGGTGTTTATAACACTGGTACTACTAACCCTACTGCTGTAACTATTAATGGCACGACTGGCGCACTCACATGGGGAGCAGTATCATACACAGACGTGACTGATAATTACATAGTCGATAATGGTCAACGAGCAGAATACTACGATCATGGTAATTTAGTCCTTAGTGGAACAGCTCCAACATCATCTCATTATCTACTAGTCGTATATAGAAACTTCTCACATTCAGGTAACGGTTTCTTATCAGTAGATTCATATGGTATCGATTACACAGACATCCCACAATTTACGGATCCATCAACAGGTACAGTATACGAACTAAAAGACTCTATAGACTTTAGACCAAGAAGAGCTGATGGTGGTTCAACCCTATCAGGAGGTCAAGTGCCTGATCCAGACGGTACATTTAACTGTGACTACCAATACTACTTAGGTAGGTTTGATAAAGTCATAGCTACTTCTGATGGCCAGTTCATAGTTAAACAAGGTGTGCCTGCAGTGTATCCTGTTGTTCCAGTTGATGAATCTAATGGCATGACTATATACATCGTTGCTATACCTCCATATACATCATACGTTAGTGACATTCAAATCAAATATCAAGATAACAAACGATATACTATGAGAGATATAGGTCGTTTAGAAAAACGTATATCTAACCTAGAATACTACACACAACTTTCTCTATTAGAAAAACAAGCTAAGGATACATCTATTCCAGATGCTTCAAACTTTGAGAAGTTTAAAAATGGTTTTGCTGTAGATCCATTCACATCACAAGATATCTTCTATAGTTCTGCTGCTGCATGGTCAGAAAGACGATGGGGTTGGTGGAATGCATGGTTCAATGGATCAAATACATGGAGCCAAGCTTCAACAAACTATAACGAGAACTCAATAGCAAATGCTGCTGATCCTGGTTTTAATGCAGCTGTCGACCCATTAAATCAAGAACTTAGAGCTTCATTCGTAGTTAATTTCCATAAATTTGATGTCGGTACATTGACTGACACAGAACGAAATGGTGACCTTGTAACTCTATCTTATACAGAAGAAGATGTCATCGTTCAAAATTTAGCTACGACTTATGTAAATGTTAACCCGTTTAATGTAGTTAGATTCTTAGGATCTATAGTCTTAGAACCTTCATTTGATCAATGGGTAGACACAGAGTATTTACCAGCTGTGAACAGAGTCGTTGATGTACAAGTACCAGACGCTGCTGACTTGGTTATCCAAAACTTTAGTGGTGGTGGTAACCGTGTAAGCATTACTGGTAGAAACACAACAATTAACACTAATGTTATAGGCACAAACACAACATCTCTTGGAACAAGTGTTGTTGATATCCAGTATATCCCTTTCATGAGAGCTAATACAGTATTAGGTGTATGTAAAACATTTAAACCTAACGCTGAATTATATCCATTCATTGAAAATACTGATATTAGTTCATACATTAAACCATTAACATTGGTTCAAGTCCAAAACTTTACAACCAGACTAAACACTGATCAAGGCGCTTACGAAGAACTATCATTTAAGACTGGTTCAGCATCAGGTGTAGAGGCAGGTACAGCTAGAGCTGCGATCTTTACTCAACCATTAACTACAGATGCTACTAAACGCTTATTAACAATATTTGATGAAGACGTTAGAGCAACTTCAACAACTAATAGTGCTTCTTCAGGATCAACGGCATTAACTGCAACAACAGCTACTGGTACAATTAGAGTTGGTATGGTAGTTTCAGGTTCAGCAAATATCCCATCTGGTACTACAGTATCAGCTGTTTCAGGTACTGCAGTTACTTTAAGTGCTGCAACTACAGGTGCAGTTTCTAATGCATCATTAATATTTATTGGTTTAGTTATTGGTAAGTACGTGGTTGGTTCTGGTGGAGGTTCTGGTGTTATTACTGCGGTGACTACTTATTCATTAGGTGATTCTTTAGTACCAGATGAGTATGGTAATATTGGCTTTGAGTTCCAAATCCCAGCTAATACGTTTAAGACTGGCGAGAGAACTATTCGTTTGATTGACAACTCAACAAACGACACTGAAGCTCAAGAATCTATCGGTGAAGCTAAGTATACTGCTATCGGTACACTGCAAACCAAACAAGAAACACTGTTAACTACAAGAGCTATTCAAAATCAAAGAGTCACTGTGGAGACCGGTAATAGATTTTGGCATGATCCAATTGCACAATCATTCCTTGTAGATCCAAATGCATACTCACAAGGATTCTACTTATCTTCTGTAGATGTGTTCTTTAGAACTAAATCATCTACTATACCAGTAACGATGGAGATAAGAAGAACTGTTAACGGTTATCCTGAATCTAATAGAACGATACCTTTTGCTGAAGTCGTGTTACACCCTGAAGATGTGTCTACATCAACTACTGGTAACACAGCTACTACATTTAACTTTGCAAACCCGATCCATTTATCTCCAGGTGAATACGCTATAGTATTGTTAACGAACTCAGATGAATATCAAGTATACGTATCTGAAATAGGAGAGACTGTACTAGGTGGCACAGCAAAAGTTGATAAACAACCATACTTAGGTTCATTGTTTAAATCACAAAATGCTTCTACATGGGAAGCAGACCAAAACAAAGACCTTAAGTTTGTTATGCGTAGAGCAGAATTTGAAGCTTCAGGTACTGCAGAGTTTAGCATCATTGATCCAGCAGCTACAGCTGACTACCAAACATTGTTTACAAACTCATCTACTATACTACCAACAGGTACAACTATTGTATGGGAAGCTAAAGCATACAATGCAGACGCAACGTTTGACGCTGAGTGGGCACCAATTAATATCAACCAAGATATTAACTACTCATTCTTACGTCGATTAGCTGTTGCATCTGGTATAGGTGGCACACCAAGCTTAAGATTAAGAGCAACGCTTGCAACTTCGAACACTGCAGTATCTCCAGCAGTCGATGCAGCAGCGCTATCAGTGGTCACAGCGTTAAATACTATTAATAATGATTCTACAAATGAATCTGGATTAAATACTAATGGCAATGCGCTAGCACGATACATTACTAATCCTATTAACCTAGCTGATGGATTTGATGCATCTAACCTTTGCGTAACAGTAGATATTAATAGACCCGCAGGTACAGACGTTAAGATCTATTATAAGACACTACCTACTGAGAAGACAACACCGATCTCTGATGAGTTATGGTATGAGATGACATTAGAATCTGCAGTTTCATCTTCAGTCAATAACTTTGACTTTAGAGAACATAGATACTTCCCATCAGGTGCATTTGATGCTTATGGAGTGCCTCAAGATGGTCCAATCACGACAAGATTCAATACGTTCCAAATCAAGATCGTAATGTTATCAACGTCTGCTGCTAACACTCCAAGGTTAAGAGACCTAAGAATCATCGCACTGGATAGCTAATGAAGATCAAAGTAGAAAATGAAAGTTTAGTTAGAGACATAAACTCTAATGCTATACTGGAGACTGATACAAGAAAGCTCCATAAGCATAGAGCTATCAAACAAGCTTTGAAGGATAAAGAAGAGAAGTTAGATTATTTAATGGATAAAATAAATAAATTAGAAACAATTATCGACGGGATGACAAATGGCAAGCTTAACACTTAGAATCGGCGCAACTGGTGCAACAGGAGTTAAAAATGCTCCGCTTACTAATGCTGAGATAGATACTAATTTCAGTAATCTTAATACTGAAATAGCGACAAAACTAAACACTTCGTCCTATACAGCTGCTGATGTCTTATCAAAACTTGTAACAGTAGATGGTACTGGCTCAAACTTAGATGCAGATCTATTAGACGGGTTAAACGCGGTATCTGGTGCGACTGGTGCTAGTATTGTATCTCGTGACTCTTCAGGTAACTTCTCATCTAATGCTATAACAGCTACACAATTAAACTCTGGTAATTTATATCTAGGTGCTGCAGGCACTATAGTGTTTGAAGGCTCAACTGATAACACAGCAGAAACGACTTTAACCGTTACTGATCCAACTGTAGATAGAACAATTACATTACCTAATGTTTCTGGTACAGTAATAACTACAGGTGATACTGGATCTGTTACAAATACTATGTTAGCTGGATCTATAGCAAATGATAAACTAGCTAATAACTCTATAACAATTGATGGTACGACCATAGCTTTAGGTGCTTCAGGTTCTATTACTGCAGCAGATTTAACATGGTCAGGTACACAAACATTCATTGATAATAAATTATTGGTCGTAGATAATGTAGATACTTCTAAAAAGCTTGCTTTACAGATATCAAACATAGCAACATCAACAACAAGAACACTAACTGCACCAGATGAATCTGGAACTATTGCAACCAGAGAATACGTAGCTGGTGGTGCTGGCGCTGGATCATTTACCACTTTATCTGCTAGCTCAACAGCATCATTAACTGGTGCCTTATCTATCAGTAACTTAATCACAGCAGGTGAAAAGACTACAGTATCAGCTACTGCGGCTGCAAGTACGATACAATATGATATGTTAACACAAAGTATCTTGTATTACACTACTAACGCTACCGGTAACTGGACGATAAACTTAAGAGGGAACAGTTCAACCACATTAAATAGTGTCATGGCTATAGGAGAAACTAGGACGATAACGTTCTTAGCTGCTCAAGGTAGTCCTGCTTTTTATCAAACAGGATTAACTATAGACGGTGCCGCTGTAACTCCTAAATGGCAGAACGGTGTTACCCCAACATCTGGTAATACTAGTGGAATTGATGTGTATGTGCTTGCTATAGTTAAGACTGCTAGTGCTACATTCACAGTATTAGAATCATCGACTAAG